TCATATGCTGTTACGGCATCATATGCCGCTAATGCTGCGGGTGTTGATACAGGTTCATTGTTGATAACATCATCAATCTCTAATGATACTATTACATTTACAAAAGGAGATACTAGTACTTATAATTTAATAGTTAACAATGTAGCAACTTCAACATCATCATCTTTAGCTCAAACAGCTTCATACGTTGAAACAGCTCAAACAGCCTCATACGTAACAACAGCTCAAACAGCCTCATATATTGAAACTGCCCAAACAGCCTCATATGTAACAGGATCTAATGTTGTAGGTGCTGTAAATAATGCTACAAGTGCTAATTCCATTAATGGTCAAACAGATCCCTCTGGGGGTGTTCAAACCCAATCCCCATTAAGTTTAGCTGTTGGATCTATCCGGTTATCCTCAGGTGCAGGTCAATCAAACCCAGAACCTCTACTAATAGGGAAATCAAATGGTCAAGATGCCTTTATCACAATTACAGCAACTTCCGGTACAGCAAGTCCTGGGGAAACATATGATGCTGCTATTCAACCCGGAGGAGAAATTAGGGTTACAGATATGGGTAATGGAAGTAGTGGTGCTACAGTTGTTTTTACGTGTTGGTATTTACCTTAAAGAATAGTACTATATTTATAATCAAACAAAAATAATTAATAAACAGTAAACAAAAACATGGAAAAAAAAGTTTTAACAGAAGAAGAAATGTCAAGAGTGACAGAACTTAGAAAAAGATTTGCAGTGCTAAGTCAAAGTTTAGGTAACATGGAAATTGCAGCTTTAGAAATGAAGATTCAAAAAGAAGCTGGGATGGAAGAACTTAAAAACATTAAATCTGAAGAATTAGTTTTAGCCCAAGAACTAGAAGAAAAATACGGTCAAGGTACTGTATCTTTAGAAACTGGCGAGTTCTTACCAGATAAATAATTTTTTAAAGAACTTTAACATATTTATTATAAAAACATAATACAAAATGGCAGAAACATTAATTTCCCCAGGGGTATTAGCTAGAGAGAATGATCAATCTCAGATAACCTCACAACCCGTACAAGCTGGAGCAGCTATTGTAGGTCCTACTGTAAAAGGTCAGGTAAACATTCCTACATTAGTTACTAGTTATTCTGAATATTTAGCTACATTTGGAAGCACTTTTGAAAGTGGTTCAGATGAGTATAGCTTTTTAACATCAATCTCAGCTCATAACTATTTCCAAAATGGTGGTACTTCTCTATTAGTAACAAGAGTTGCCTCTGGTTCTTTTAGTTCTGCCACTTCATCTAAAGTAGAAGCTAACAATGGTTTAGTATTAGCAACAGATGCTTTATTTACATCAGTAGGAAGTGGATACGATATAGACGGAGCTTCCTTCCCACTAACAGCATCAGGTGTTGGTTTAACAGGTAGTGTATCAGGTGTAACAGCAGAAGCAGATTTCTTCTTCTCAAATGCAACTACATTAGATTCTGTTATTGTAACCGTATCAGGTTCAGGATATTCAATTGGTGAAACTATCACAATTCCTTCAGGATCTTTAGGTGCAACCGGAGGTGCTGGTACTGATATGGTAATTACATTAGTAGCAGATGATATTCAATCAGGAGATGTAAATGCCTTTACTTTAGAAACAATAGGTGAAGGTGAGATCATGAATAGCACTTCAACAGAAGGAGCTAATGGTACTTTACCAAGTGGTTCATCTGATAACTTAAGATGGGAAATTGTAAACCCAGATACTTCAAGAGGTGTGTTCTCAGTAGTAATTAGACAAGGTAACGATAATACTAAATCTAAATCAGTACTTGAAACTTTCTCTAATGTTTCTTTAGATCCTAAAGCTTCTAACTACATTGCTAGAGTAATAGGTGATCAAAAACAAACAGTAGCAGGTTCAGGAGCAGATGTTTACTTACAAACTACAGGAAACTTTAAAAATGCTTCAAGATACGTAAGAGTTAAAAGTGTAAACTTAAAAACTCCAAATTATTTTGATAACGCCGGTTTAGCTAAAACAGCTTACACAGCTTCTATTCCAACTGCTCAGAGCGGTACAATGGGAAGTGCTGATGGTAGTATCTTAACAGGAACTGGTAATTACTACAGTAACATTAACAATAGTGATTCACAAGGATTAGTAGGAGGTAACTATGATACAGCCTTTAACTTACTAGCAAATAAAGATGAATTCCAGTTTAAAGTAATTACTTCTCCAGGTTTAATATATTCAAATGCTTCACACGGAACTCCATTAAACACACTACTTTCAAATGTAGAAGAAAGAGGAGATTCTATTTTAGTATTAGATTTAGAAAACTATGCTTCAGCAGTAACAGCAGCAACACAAACAGCAGCTACAGTTGATAGTTCATATGCAGCAAGTTACTGGCCTTGGGTTCAAGTAACAGATCCTGATACTCGTCAATTAGCATGGGTTCCAGCATCTACATTAATCCCAGGGGTATATGCCGCTAACGATTCAGCAGCAGAGCCTTGGTTTGCACCTGCAGGTATCAATAGAGGTGGTTTAGGTTCAGTTAATCAAGCAGAACGTAAATTAACTCAAGCTAATAGAGATACATTGTACGTTGGTAAAGTTAATCCAATTGCAACATTCCCAGGAAGAGGAGTTGTAGTATTCGGTCAGAAAACATTACAAACTCAAGCAAGTGCTTTAGATAGAGTAAATGTTAGAAGATTGTTAATTGAATTAAAAGGATACATTTCTCAAGTATCAAGTAACTTAGTATTTGAACAAAATACAGCAGCTACAAGAAATCAATTCTTAAGCCAAGTTAACCCATACTTAGAATCAGTTCAACAACGTCAAGGATTATATGCCTTCAAGGTAGTGATGGATGATACAAATAATACAGCAGATGTAATCGATAGAAACCAATTAATTGGTGCGATTTATATCCAACCTACTAAAACTGCTGAATTTATTTACCTAGATTTCAACATTTTACCAACAGGAGCTACTTTCCCAGCGTAAAGAATTAAAAGGCAAATATTTATAACTGAAATAAAAAAATAAACACAAGATAAAATGGCAGTATTAGATCCAAACGAAATATTTTTCACAGCCTTCGAACCAAAGCAGAAAAACAGGTTCATCATGTACGTAGATGGTATTCCATCATATATGATCAAAGAAGTAGGTGAGTTGAAGGTTGAAAGTGGCGAAGTAGTTCTTAACCACATTAACACTTACCGTAAAGTAAAAGGCAAATCAAAATGGTCTGATTTGACTATGTCACTTTATGATCCAATCACTCCATCCGGAGCTCAAGCAGTAATGGAATGGGTAAGATTACATCACGAATCAGTAACAGGTAGAGACGGTTATTCAGATTTCTATAAAAAAGATTTAACTATCAATGTGTTAGGTCCTGTAGGTGATGTAGTATCTGAATGGATAATCAAAGGTGCATTTATCAAAGATGCTACGTTTGATGGGTACGATTGGAGCGACGAAGGTACTGCTCAAAGCGTAGGTTTAACAATCGCAATGGATTACTGCGTGTTGAACTTCTAATAAAATTCTG